AAGATTGAAATATTCACCATGGCATCCGAAACATCCGGCGTGGTAGCCGCAGCGGTCTCGCCATTCAGGATAGTCACCCAACGTGGAAAAGCTTCCCGTTCCCTGTGGTAAAAAGTTGGGTTATTTACCGGTTTCTTACTTGCTTTCATCGTCATGGTAGTCACGGGTGCCGCCTCCGGCAAAAGTAACCGTATAGCCTCATCCATGTGTAAAATCTTGCTCTGGGCTAAGACTTCATCTACCGAGCGTCTCACTTGTAGTGCCATTTTTAAAATACCTCCCTTTTACAAATTAAATTTCCATTAACGTTTTGCTTCCAATAGTGCCTTGGTCACAATCTCTGCGTCCGTTTGAGGTTTCTCCTCAGTATCAATTACACCCTGCTTGTCAACCTCCGCACCTTTCTTCTTAGCCAAAACGACCTTATCCTCTTCCCGTGCAAGCTCTTTAGCATCTTTCAATGATTCAGGAGCATAAAATCCCCTGACTACTAAATGCACAAGCTCCTGATAGGTAAAGCGACCCGCCTGAATCTGGTCAGCCATCTCTTTTCGTTGAGTTTCGGTTTGCTTATAATCAGAATAGAGTCTCTCCATCTCTTTCTCTATCCTCCCCTGTCTTTCCTTTTCACCTACCCGCTCATCCACCTTGTCTGTGATAAACCTGGTCAATACTTCAGGATCGGTGTATGCTCTCTCAAGAAGCGAAGATTCTTCATCCTCTTTTTTATTGAGGGCATCAATGTCCTTCTTTACCGCATCAGGGTCATCATGTATTCGTTTGACCAGGGTGTCATATTCCAAGCCCTTCTTCCTGAGATCACCAAGTTCGCCTGTCTGTTTTGCTTGCAGGGAATATTGGTTCGCTAAAATCTCGGCTAATTTTTTGGGATTTCCCTTGTGTTGATCGAAAAGTTTCTGAGTTTGGGCTTCGATTCCATCGGGAGCCTTGACTTCGGCTTTCTCCTCCAGTTTCTCAGCCTTCTCTTCAACCTTCTTCGGTAAATCCCCTTCTGGTTTTTCTGGTTCTCCTTCGGGCTTTTCCGGGGATGTTTCCTTTTCCCCAACCATTGCCTTAGTCAAAATTTCGGAGTCCCCTTCCGAACCACCTGGGTCAGAACCACCAACTTTTACTTCTTCTTCTGCCATTTACTCTTCTCCTTTTTCGTTATCCCCCTCTTCTTTTGGGGGGCGAATTAGTCGTTCTAAAAAGTCAATTTCTTGTTGAATACCTTTTTTCTCACCAGCCAACTTTTGCACAGATGGAAAATCCTCACAGCTATCCCATTGTGCATCAATTACCTCTATTCCGGACTTCAGATACTCCTGAAATTTCCGCAGAAACGGTAAGATCGCCGGAGTATTCTTTGCGAGTAATCTCAACTCATCTTGTGTGTCTGGCATAACTAACCTCCTCCTTCAACGGGTGCGGGCATCCCCCCTCCGGGTCGCCCACCCGCCGGACTCTGCAAACCACCCGCCTGAGCCTTATCGAATGGTTGCCCCAACACGTTACCTGGTTCATTAGGCAAAGCCGTCTGTCCTTGCTTGCCCACCTGTTCCATAGCCTCTATTGCCTGCTCGTGTGCCTGTATGTGTCTCTCAAAATTGTCCTGAATACCAACGGGTAATTTGATAAACTCCGGTCTTTCGGTGTAACCCCGGTGAATGGGTATATGCTCTTCATGCTTATCTCTGTTCCCGGGCTCCAAATCCGATCCACCCGTCAGGATTATATTCTCCATCTCAGGCGGAATAGAGTAATCGGTTTTGTCGCCATCCAGTATGAAACGCTCCGGGTCCTTTTCTCTAATTGACCAGAGCTTTTTCAATACCTCCCGGGCATCCGTTATTTGCATAAAGGCAGGGTTTTGAGAAACGATGCTTACCGTTTGCAAGAATTGATTGTCCTTAACGACTCGATTAGCCTCGTATCTTGACCCGATAGGTCTAACGTCAAAGGCACCCTTATGAAAAATGTCCTCCTTGCGACTCTTAAAATATTCATACCCGTGTTTTCCCAAGATTCTGTATTTTACCTCTTCCGTTAAATGAAGTTGCTCCTGATTGTAAACCATGTAGACAATATCAACGATATTCTTTTCCTCGATTTCCCTGGCAACCTCCCCTATCCTACTCGCCCCCCCTTCCGCTACCTGGGAAGCTTCGGTGGCGGTTCTTCGTCCCCCCTGTCGCCATATACCCTGCATGGTATCCCCCACCATCGAGATTCTTTCCATCATAGCCACCTGAAAATTAACCTCTTGGGTAACGGTCTGTGTTACATCGCTGGGGCGCTCGTAATGAATTGCCTTTGTGGGATCACCGAAACGAATACCCAGCATCTTACTGGGGCGAGTCTTAAAGTCCTGTTTTTTGTGAGCAAACAAAATTTCATTTATTATGCCTATGGGATTGACTATGAGATTTATGTTATCCCTTCTTAACCTGACCAACTGATTGATGTCTAATTGCAGATGCTCTATGCCTTCGACTATGCCGACTCCGCTCCACTGGTGATTGGGTTGCACAACAGTCATCTTGGAGAAAGGAAACCCCATCATCTCTTCTTTGTGAACTACCCATTTATTATTTGCAATCACAACCATCGCATTGGGGGTATAGTAGGGAAGCAACTGAACCAAGTTAGCTTCGGATTGCTTTTCAAGCTCATCCTTACCCTCGGTTTTCTGGGAAGCTTCCAAGCCAGGATAGGAATTAGGTTCTATCTTATCTATGTTCTCATAAAAACCAAAAGGGTTCTCTTTAGTCTTTTCCCGCTTCCTCATAGCTGATATATTGGTTTTTGAGAGATACATAAAATAGCGGGAATCATCGAAGTCAGTAGCATGGGGATCAGGATAGGTAAGCAGGGTATCTAAAACCTCTACATCGGGGCGATCAACGGCATCATATATGGGAATCAATTTTATCTCTTGTCTGGTTCGGGGATAACGAAACCTAGAGAGCTTTATTTCCCCCTCTACATCAATTACCTGGGGCATATACCCTTTTTCGATTTTCCATCCCACTCGTGCAATGGCATAATCATAAAGGCTTGCCTGAAAGAGCCAGTTGTTTTTGAAGTGATGTTTCAGGTTCATCTGATGTCTTGAGGCACGATAGGCAAAGAGATTTTCAAACTGCTGAGAGGCATCCTCGTCCCCTTCTTCGGTGGGTTCGATCTTAGCACACGGATCCACCGAAAAGACGGAACCCGCAACTGCCGCAACGAAAGTGTCAACGATGGCACGGGTAACTCCGATCCACACATGAGAACGTCCATCCGTTTTGGCTTTGGGATCTTCCTTTTCCGAAACTCCGGGAACGTATTCTTTCTGAAAGTAAGCCTTCCGATACCGCCTGTTCTTTTCGTTGGGCGTTGTCCTTGCTTGCTTGGCGACAGAATAATCCGCCATAACCAAAGAAATTATGTCCTCATCCTTCATCTTGAGGATGTCGTCCCGATCTTTTTTCTTTACCATAATTTTGAAAATAAAAAAAGGCTGCCTGTCTTATCCTAAAGTGCTTTGGAACTGCACTCCACGGGATAAGACAAACAGCCCGATTCTTTCGGTATCGCTGTTCTTGACTATATATGAAAAATTATGTTAGTTCATTTAGTTTCTATGTCTCATAAAAAACGGTTTCCAGAATAGCTCATAGGTGATTAAAAGTTGAACCACTTTAGCTGTTTTTTCGTTTTTGGGATCATCGGGAATTACTTCTATGGATGCCAACTCCTCAAATATTTCCTTATCTTCCTGTAATTCCTTTTTCTCGTCACTCACTTCAACTTCTCCACTCTTTCTTTCCAATCTTCAGGAAACGTTTTCTTAATACTCTCAATCAAAAGCGAATTTTGAATCGAAACTCGATCAGGGTGATTCGTTATGTCAACGCATTCTTTTTCTTCAAGATGCTTAAAATTAACCTTCACCACCCTCGACTTCTTTGATTTCAAAAGTCTCCCAAGTGGCGAATCCAAAGTTGAAAATTCTGGAATCTTATTATTCACTTCAACTTCTCCATATTCCCATCCCCTCTAAATTTTTTAACCGCACAAATTGATACCAAAAAATTGAAAGCATATAACCAATAAAATCAATTAAATTGAGGCGACTAAGAATTTGCGAATTCTGCGTCCTGGGATCGGTAATGTCAATGTCTAAAATTGGCAACCTGGCAACAAGGTGGCACTTGTAATTTTCGATTGGATGAGTCCACACCTTAAAGACTACACGATACAGACAAGATAATAGAATCCTAAGTTTCGTCACTTCAACTTCTCCACCAATTTTCTATCTTTTTTCCAAATTTAACACCAATGCTTTTTAAAAATTCCTTAAATTCTTCCCTATTCAAACCCCTAAGATACCCCATAACTTCCTTTGCTTCTCTTTCTGTATAGTTTATCAATCTCACTTCAACATCTCCTTCAACTTCTCCATATCTATGCTTCTCTCTCCCCACACATCTTTAACTTTATACGGAACCCCATCCCGAAAAGCAACAGTAAAAGTAAAATTTCCAAAATAACCTCGGTGCGTTTCGGTCTTTTGTGGCAGATGTTTCATCATCGCCCTAAGTATGTCCACAAGTAACGGATAAAGCTTAATCTCATCAGCCAATTATCTCTCCTGAATATGATTGGCAATTTTTGCAATTTGTTCATCGGTGGGAACTTTTTCCCATATATCAAATACTTTCAAGTGATATTTTAAAAGAGGATCAAAGGGTAACTTCCGAAAACATTCCTCACACACAGCAATCATCCCACGACCTACATCATAAAAAGTGTGATGTTCTTTTTTCCAATTCCACCTATCCCCACAATGTAAACAACCAGCGTATGAACCCAACCTGCCCCGCAAATTCAAAAAAAACCTTTTTAACCTATCCAATTATCTCTCCCGTCACCGGGTGATATTTATATTCAGGAAAACCCATATTCCGGGAAACATCCTCAATCGCATAAACACCGCTTGCCGAACCCGGACTAAGAATGTTCACCGCCGTAGCTCTCACCGCATCCATCAAATGATCGAAATAACCGTCCTTCACAATCTCCTCTCCCTTGCCCTCCTTCGGATTCCGATGATACCCACCACACAAAGCCTCAATGGAAATACTATTCCTGTCATCCACCAACATTCCATACTCCCCATCCTTGCGAAGCAACATCTTGTGACGAATCAATTTCACGCCGTCAAATACGTTGGTGATCGGAGAAATCTCAGGAGCCAAACCCTTACTAATCATAATCTTCAAATCCGTATTGAGATTCTCATCTCTTGCCTTCTCATCAACGTGCCGAGCATCATGCGGAACAAAATCCCGAATCATAGCATTCGGAAAATTCGCCTGAGTCAAATCAACAATGTAATCAATGTAATCAAAAAGGTTGATGTCGTATCCTAAACTTTCTTTATATAACCACAACCACCGATCCTTGTTGTCGATACAACTGAAATGACACGCCGGTCGATGATAACCCATATCCCAGCCCCGATACAATACCCAAGTCTTGTTCCATTTCAGCCGCACAGCTTGAGCCATATTAAAATCAGCATAAACAGGCTTGCCCTCCATCGTGGTAAAATTAATCTCATACTCCCGCTCCCATCCCTCCTGCGGCATACCCCTCCGAACGTTCTCATGCCAAACCCGACCCCGCTCAGTCGCCGGATCCTTGTCCGGGTCAGCCGTGTAATGCAACCGAACTACCGCAAAATCATTCCTGGGATTCTTCTTGAAAGTGACACCCCTCATAGCTCCAACCCCTTCTTCATGTAATCCAACTTCTCCTCCACATCACCCAAAATCTTATCAATCTCCCTGCTTATTTTCAATGTCTTAATCCCAAAAATAATTACCACCACTAATGCCAAAGAACAAAATATTATTGCAAAAATAGTCATGGGATTTACTCCTTCTTCGTAAAAGCATCCGCAAACAAACCCTTTGGATCAGGTTCAAGCCTCACAATCTTTTCGTCCATCGAAATAGTCCGACCAAATCGAATCGGTCTTCGCCTACGCCGAAAAATAAAACGCCAAATTCGCCTAAGTCTATTTATCATAATCACCCAAAATCTTATCAATCTCCCTACAACTTTGCCATATCTTAACCCCACAAATAATTACCACCAATAACGCCACAGAAAGGAAGATTGTTTCAAATATTATCATATCCCCAACTCCCGCTTCTTAGCCTTTACCTCCTCCGCCGTTCCACTAAAAACACCAAGACGCTCCCCCTCCAAAGAAGTCACAAGCCAACAGTCATTCCCCGAATGCGGATCAAGAATAATCTGACCCACCCGGAGAGACCTTACAAAAGCAGTCCCCATTAAAGCGTTTATGTCAATGTCATTGTCAGCCATTCAAAATCTCCCGCTTCTTAGCCTCAACCTGTTCCCTAGTCCCCCGAAAAATATAGGCGCTACCATAATGTCGCCTACCCGTAATGTGAAATCACCGTCACTCTTCATCAAATACCAACCTCTTGAAAAAGTTCGGTCCGTTGGCACTACTCACCCCAGTATACCGCCCACCACCATCAATAGTCGGCTTAGACGCTATATAAGCCTTCTCCGCCTCTTCTTGAAATGCCATCTCATCCGAATAAATCGCCGTGCAAGTTTCTTGTCTTATACTGTCCGCTCCCTGAGGAACACCCTCAATCACCGAATCCAACCCGTCGAATCTCAACCGACAATAAGTATACCGAAACTCAGGAACCATTAGAGGTAACTGCTTGCAAATAAAATGAACACGCTGAATTAACTTGTCCGCCTTCTCCTCCTTCTGAGATTGAAAGTAAATAAATCGACCCCGATTAGTTATAGCTAACCATAAATGACAGGCAACCATACACCAGGAAACTAAAATTTGACGACTCTTGGGAACAAGAAGCTTGGGCTCACGTAACCAAACCGAAACCAAAAAATGCAAGTAACTTTTCGATGGGAATAGTTTAATAGGATGAAGGGCGTCATGGGGGTCGGTGGTATAGACGAAGGTGGTCAAGAAGTGCCACGGGTCAAGCATCGCCTTCAACCAATTCAACTCTAACCGATCTTTGTTCCATGATTCCCAGTGCTTAGTCATTCCTTATCCTTCTCTAAGACTACGGACTCAACAAGAACCCTACCAACACAAACAGACCCAAGTTCAAGAAATCTCTTATATACTAAACGATCTGTATAATCCCTACATTCATCAATGGACTCCACAAGATAAGATTCACCCGTTGCTATATTGCTTATCCTGGTTGTCATGTCTTGTCCTCTAATAATACCTGAGTTACAGCTTCATCCTTTGCGGCCCCGTCCTTCTTCTCTGCTTCTTTGATAGCTCGATCCAAGTCCTTGGTGTCCTTTAGGTGCTTAAACTGATCCGGTGTCCAAGTCTCTCGCTTGGTCACATCCACACGGAGACCCTCCTTCTCCTTGCGTATCTGCTCAAGGTATTCACGCTTCACCTTCAATGTGTCCAAGTCCGTAGCACCTTCGAGCCTCTTTAAATCCCTCTCCAACATCTGAACCCTTAAGGTCTTGTTAGCTAAGGGGATATGATCTTCGAGATGGGTGTTGAGATATTCACGCTTTGCCCGGATTTCTTCTTTCTTCCGAGAATAATAGTTGATCGTATGCTCAGTGATCTCAATATTGTAACCTTCATGTAATTCTTCAAGTATCTTATCCCAAGACACAAACTCTGCAAGTCTTGTAATTATAAGCTCCTTGTGTTCATGTTCTAACTTGGGACCGAATTTACTCACTTTTTTGTTATTTGTCTCTTTTTCGTCCAATTTCCCTCTTTTTCTCCATGAATAGGGTTAATTGCTCCAATTCTCTGTCTTTTACGGGTATTTGCTCGTTGTATCGTTCAAAGACTTTAGATTTCTTTAGTGAGTCAAGCTTCACGTAGTATAGCTCCTATCAGATTCTTTTCATCTTTACACTTCATCCGGGCTTCTTTGATATACGGAGTAACACCTGCTTCATGTTCAGCGATACGTTTAGCATACCCGAAAGGGTTTATTTTACCTTCACCATTAACTGAATTGATCCAGGTTAGAAGTGCTTCATAGAATTTGAACCCATAGATCCCTCTTTTGGTGTTGCCTAAGAGCAAGGATATTTGGCTATCAATAATTGGTTCTTTAAACTTTTCAAGCCACTTGGTTTTGATTTGCTCCCGGAACTGGATTTCTTTTTGTCTTTCTTTCGCTAACAGGTTTTGTAGTTTGGGTGGGAGGGTTGGGTTTAGGTTTTGACTATCTTTAAGAGAACGAGTAGAGAGAACCGAGTTGTCCACATTTTTTTGTGGACAACTCGCCGGTGTTTCTTTTAATCTCTTTTCTTCTTTTACTTCTTTAAAACCTTCTTCGGGCTTGTAAGTTATTGGTTTTAAGGAACTTCGTTGTAATCTTGTCCCCTTTGTTGTCCCCAATCTTGTCCCCTGGTTTTCCTGTTGCTTCTGGTAACTCTCCCATTTACATATCTTTAGGCGAGAAGACTTTGTCCCCAATCTTGTCCCCTTTTCTGTCCCCACTTCAAGTAATTTATTAACTGATTGAAGGAACTTGATGTAGTTGTGGGTTTTATGTCGTCCCCAATGCCATGTTTCAGCCAAACATCTTATCGTTAATCGATGCGGTATGATCCCAGTTTTCCAATCTGCGGACAAAAGAAGGTAGAGAAAAGCGGACCTCTTATCAAAGGGTTCGTCTCCGTCCCAGATCTCTGGATCGTCTTTGATCTTTCGCCAGATTTTTACAAAGCCGGAATTAGTCAATTAAAATACCTACGAAAACATTATTTGTGTCCTCGTAGGCATTTTGTCCCTCACTTTGAACTACGCAAACAGAATAATCTTTATTTGAATCTTGTCTAGTCTTTTTTTCAAATATCTTAATTTTTCTTTCGTATGTATAAATGCTATGAGATTCAAGATAGCTTGGAAAATAATCTTTGGGTTCTTTGCTTTGGCTTTTATAGTTCACCTGATTCTGGGGTGTGAGGGGAAACAGGGTCCCACCGGACCACAAGGACCTGCTGGAGTTTCGCTGATCAAAGAATATACCGGAACAATTCCGTTTGATGGTCATCACGTTTTAAAGGTTCCCGAAATTACTGGTAAGCGAAACACAACTTTTGTGATGGCCTATTGGACTTTTTCAACAACTCCCGATAGTTG